AAAACCCAGAATCCGCGGTACCTATTGTAGGTTTAACCGTGAGATCTTGCCGTTCTCGGCAAGTTAACACCTAGCTAAGCTAGGGACGCTGCGCTAAGCGCACGAGCACCACGTCTGGATGGCGTGGTACTGAATCCAATACTTCGATCTCGCGGTCGAAGTAGTCTTCCTCATTCGGGAAGCCATCAGTGAACTCTGTGTAGTCCACGTGGAGCATAGCTCCAGGGTCGACCATGAAGTCGACATCGCCTTCAAAGGGTTTGTACCATGTGAAGACGCGCACCGATTCGATATCGGTGAGCCTGCCCATCATGTAGATGGCAGGATCGAACATGATAATGTTCGTTGTCTTACCGTGAGCGGTAAGCCATCTTTGCATACGGATGCAAAGTTTCTTGTCTCTTGTAACGACAAGAATGAACCGGGGGAAAGTCTCCCGGTTTCTCAACTGCATCATGATGTAGTTGTCGGACTCAATGTACAAATTGAGCCGAGCCATCACCCACTCAGGTAATGGCTTGCCGTGCCGGATTGAGTCCAGCACGTCGGGAAGACCTTGGTCTTCCAGAGTCAGGTTGTCCCTGACCCACTGGGAAAACAATTCCCCAGCACGTATCGGTTTTTCTCGACCGAACGTCCAACCCAATGACATTGGGTTACTGAGGCTCAAAGCCTCAAGGTCTACAAAATAATTGTAGCTGTCCTGGAACACGAAGCCAGGATTCTTCCACGCTGACAAGAAGTCGTGGAAGTCGACAAACGGTTCGTCCGTTTGCCCGCCGTGATACTCCCTCTCTAGGGAGAACACGGGCTCAACGGGGTCTTTCCCGTTGAGAAGCGCCCTATAATAGGCCGCTTTGGCGAGCTTAAAGAAAGCTCGCTCAGGGGTCACTATGTTATCAACCTTTAGTGACCTCAGAAGAAGTAGACCTTCTTCCGAATTCGGTGATATCACCGAATCTTCCGGCAGCAACTGTCGGAGTCCCTCCATCTTTGGGAGGTACAGGTGGTGTTTGTGCACCACCTTGTCCGTCCGGTCTGACCGGACGAACCGATGTCCGGTTGTACCGGACATCAGGGAGGCTAACCTGAATGTTGTCTCCCTAGGGTTCCGACTCTTGTCGGAAACCACGCGCCGAAGAAATTCTGCGGAGTGGGGCATTGCTCCATCTCCACCGATTTCAATCGGCACGTACGGACTGATGCAGTCCGTCTCCTGCGGCACCAAGATGTGCTGCAGGAGTGACGCGCGCGTAAAGAGCGCCCGCGCCCGTGGATTGACGTTGTCAGTCCACCGCGCCTCTTTTCCTAGAAGCGCGAACCTACCTCCATTTGACATGGAGTAGGCGTCTACCTCAGATATCTGTGGTAGCAGGAGCCGGAACCTTGGATAATCCAAGTAATCCAGCTCCTCACCACGTCGCATCTTGACGTGGTTAGATGCGCTTGCCTTTTGAGGAACAAGCGTACCTTCCTCGCAATAAAATGCGAGGTGACACGATATATACGTGTCCTCTTCAGACACTTTGAAGATGGTCTGAAGATTGGCGATCTGTGTCGCCAACTGATGAACCGATGCGCTTAGCGCAATTTCATCATCGCCTACAAGACTGTAAACTTGTAGGCGGCTCATGCGGCATATAGCATCATGAGCGATGGTGAGGATGACTTTAGTCATCATGTCTCCCATCATCCAGCCTCTTTGTCTGGATACCAGCTCGTAATTGCCGAGCTGGTCGGGCACGAAGAAAAATCGTGCCCCGTTGTACAGGGTCTTGCCCAGTACAGCGAGCCCTACCGGAAACTCCGGTAGGTGCGATGACAGTTTTATCAAAAACTGCCATATCTGACGTGATACCGTCAGATTTCCGAAGTCTGTCGCCTCGGAAAGATCTGTGCTCAAAGCATAGATTGTAGCGCCTTCTGGAAGGTGCTGCCACTCAGCCGACTGCGGGTTGAGTGTCTTCTGGAGGAATCTCCAGAGATGGCGGTCTGCTTTCAGACCGCTCCTTACATGCTTGTGCTGTAAGGTTGCCTGGTACATGTGTGCCAGGACGCCCATTATCACTTGATAGGCGTAGGGCGCGATCGTGATCGTTCGCGCCTTTGAGGGTTCCACGACAGCGTGGACTCTCACACACCTTACGTACGTAGGGTGGTGTAGGGCAGTTTGAACTGCCCAGTCAAGCACATCCTTTGGTGTGCGGACGGGCCGGGGCGCTACAGCCGTCGGCTCCAAGGTCTGAAGATTATATTCAAACCTTAGCACACGCTTCTTTGCAAGCGTGTG